CGGCGCAAGGATACGGGTTGCAGACAGCCCCGGGGGCTTCGGAGGCGTCGATCTTCTGCTTCCCCAATGGGACAGCTGGCAGTACCACCTGGAACGATTCATCCAGTGGACCTGATTTCGTATACTTCGACAATATGCTGGCGCAGATAAAGTCCCTGTACAACATCGATCCGACGCGTATCTTCATCGCTGGATTCTCCTTTGGTGGCGATTTCGCGACAGCCCTGGTAGTGGCGCGTGGCAATATCCTACGAGCGGCGATCGTGAACTCTGCGACGTTCGATTTCAGTAACGTTAACGATTTCACTACGCATATCAATTACGCCACGCGTACCACGACGCACCCGGCGGTTCGCTTCGAGCACGCGATCAACAGCGATAGCTTCTATGCGGCCCCGGACTTCGCAACCACGTCGGCGCTATTCCAGAACTTGAACAATTGTGGCGGCGGGTCCACGCCGTACCCATCGCAGGGGACTTCTGGTACCTATGAGAGCTGCGTGTCTTATAACAACGGCACCCAACTGACCGTCGAGTGTCCGTTCACTCAGAGCATGGGGCACGTGCTGCCGCCGAACTGGATCGTCGATGCTTGGACATTTCTAGCTCAGTTTTTGGTACCGGGGATTCCCCCACCCATCTCTCAGAGTTACGAATCAACGGAGTATTTTTGATGGGTGCCAGTTTTGACGATTGCGGCACCACCGCTTGCTTCTTCAACGATGAGGAAGCCTATGATCATCAGCCGTGGATGGATGCACTGAGCGAAAGTGCGCCAGTTTTCTTGCGCCGCCCACTGGTATTGGCTCCGAGTAATGTCTTCTTCATATTCTCTGACCCTCGGCTCCTTATAATGAATCGCGTGGAGACGCCGCGCATGACACGCGGACCGCCCGCAAAGGCTGCCGCCTAAATGTCACTCGTTCAAGTAGTCTCTAAAAATCTATCGACTGCTGGCACGACGCAGACCAGCAGTGCGATCTCAACGACCGCGAAGAATGCGCTGGCGTTCTGCGCCGTGTACAAGGCGGTCAACGCAGGTGTTGTTACCCCGAGCGATAGCACCGGGCTGACCTGGAATCTAGTTTCGACCTACTCAGGCGGCGCCACTGGTCTTACGCTGGCGGTGTGGGTAGCGAGCAACATCACCGGTAATGCCGCGAATACATTTACGTTCGCGACGACCGGTGCTGACACTCCGACATTCTTCGTCGCTGAGTTCAGTGGGCGTGATCTTAACGTACCGTTTGATCTGTTTCTTACTGCTAGTGATACGATCGCCGCGTCGGGCGCGCATTCTACCGGTACGATCAATACGCGCGGCGGCGATGACCTGCTGGCGTTTAACGTCTCGAGTGCACTGTCTCAGGCTTACACGTCCACCGGGCTTTGGGCCATCCCACCAAACGGGTCGGTCACGACAGCGGCTGGATACGATGCTTTTGTTCAGTACATCAACAGTGCGAATAATGGCAATAATGCCAATACGTACTCGGTTGCGACGGCCGATAAGCTTGATGCTTTCATCATCGCGCTCAAGCCACCATCCCTCCCGTACTCGGACGAGTGGCTGGATGCATTCGTCCAAGACCCGGAAATCTATCCGGTTATTTCGATTGCGCAACAACAGGACGTCGCGCAGCAAACGAATGAGATCGACCAGGATTGGGTCAATGAAACTAGTGATGACGATACCTGGACGAGTATCGAGGATCAAAGTAGTCCAGTAATCGCCGACAACGTTGTCGTCGCGATTAATCAGTATTTCGGTGATGAAGCTGAACAACTGGATGAAATACCTGAGTTAGTATCGTTCTCGGTAACGTACCAGAACACTGACATCACCCCGCCGCTCGGGTCATTCAACTTTGACGACCCCTGGGATTGGTTCCAGGAAATTGATGACGACGAGTGGGTAGCTCGTGACACTGATATTCTCAGTGCGGATGTCGTCGACATCACGTCACAAACTTTTGACGATACGTGGGACGACGAGGACCCCGACGATTTCTTCGCCGACGATTTCGGTAACGATGACGCGGATCTTCCGCAGAACGACGCCTGGGATCACTGGCAGACCGACGATGATGATTATGTAGTTATAGACGACTATCTAGCCTTCAATAACCCGGGGCTTATGCCCCTTACGGTCGAAGATGGTTGGCAAGAACACTGGTCGACCGACGATGATGATTACTTCATCGTCGATGAGTACGTTCTAGCACCGAACCCGTTGATCAACGTCGAAGATCCGACGTGGTGGGATGAGGAGCCGGATCAGTTCGACGGTACAACTACAGACTTAATCCCGGTTGGAACGAATAACAACCGAGTCATTAACGTCGAAGATACGTGGGATCACTGGTCAACTGACGATGATGACTATTTCATCGTCGATGAATATGCTCTAGTCGATGTTATCCCCAATCCGCTGATCACAGTAGAGGATCCGTTTGACCAGTTCGTAACGGACGATGATGATTACTTCATCGTCGATGAATACGCGCTGGTGGATAACATACCGCCGATCGCGCAGCCGCCGACCGACGGCTGGGACTTCTTCATCACGGACGACGATGACTATGTGATACCTGACGACTACGCGATTATCGACGTTGCGTCGAGCGCGCAAGTGCCAGTCGAGGACGGCTGGGACTGGTCCAATACGGAGGATGCCGACGACTACGTAGTCGTCGATGACTACGCGTCGGTAGACAACACCCCGATTGTAGTCGAAGATCCGTGGGATCACTTCGTTACCGATCCAGATGACGAGCTACACCTAGTGCTCGACGCTGATCAAGTATCGGTGCCGCAGCCGACCGCGATTGACGATCCATGGGACTGGACGCAACATGAGGACGATGACGAGTGGCTAGCTCGCAACACTGATCCGGTCGAGCCGCTCTCCACGCTCAACGTTCCGACCGACGGCTGGGATCATTTTCAGACCGACGATGACGATTACGCAGTGCCTGACGACTACGCGATCGTCGATGTCGCTATCGCTGCGTCGCAATTCGTTGACGACCCGTGGGACCACTTCTACGAGTCGGCGGAGGATGACAGCTTCGATTATGCGGTCGACAGTTCGGCGCCGCCGTTTAACGTCTACCTAACTGATCCTAACTTTGAGGTCTACATGCCTGAGCAGGTATACACCGTGATGTGGCTGCCGGCGGGCATGGGAAGTTAAAGACGTGCAGCGATTCACCGAGAAGAGACCTGAGACAGCTGTCGTTCTGACGTTCAACTATATTTTGTTCTTACCGCCAGGTGTGTTCTTAACGGGCACGCCAGTGGTGACGTTCACATCGAACTACGGTAGCGACAGTAATCCAGGCTTACTATCAAACGGTCCGCCTGCGATTGGTGACTATACTGATCAAGGAGGTGTCGTTCATCCTAGCACGTTAGTACTGCAGCCAGTGGCAGGGGGTATCGATATGAATGACTACGTAGTGACAGCCTCATGTCTGACGACGAGTCAATACTGGGCTCCGGCGCTGCCAGCGATTCTACCTGTACGCCTGTTTCCTTCAAAGTCTGGAGCACCCTGAATGAGTAGGGATTACATTAAACGTATCTTCGTTGAGGATAATGTCTTCATAGAGGATAAGAATGAGTTCCACGCACCTACGCCAGTGGGTAAGACCCGTACTATGACCCCAGAGGGTTTCTTGCTGTGCGAGGACGTGCGTATAGCACGCACGGGAGAGCAGATGTATGGAGCCCGAGAGCTCCTCGACCAGCAGACTGGTAAGCCAGTGATTGAGCCTGGTCCCGACGGCGTGGTGATCATTGGCCGCGAACCTGACGAGGTGTTTCGTGACGAATCGATCCAGAGCTTCGAGGGAAAGCCCGTCACCGTCGAGCATCCCAACGAATTCGTTAGTCCGGAGAACTGGAAGCACGTGGCGGTGGGTACTACTCACAACGTGCATCGAGGCGAGGGTGCCGATAAGGATTACCTGATGGCCGACTTGCTGATTACCGATAAGGGAGCTATCGATCACGTCAATCGAGATATGCCGCAGATCTCCTGCGGTTATGATTCGACGTACGATCAGACAGAAGTAGGCCACGGTATTCAGCGTAATATCGTAGGCAACCACGTAGCCCTCGTCGATCGCGGGCGCGCCGGCCCTCGATGTTCGATTAAGGACTCAGCTCCACTTGAAGTCAAGGACGAGACCGTGATGGATGTACTGTCTGAGGCGTTCGATGGATTCGACCCCGATGAGCCTCGTGATGATACCGGCAAGTGGACGTCAGGTGGTGGTGGAAAGAAGTCAGCTGAGGAGATCCGCAAGGAAGCCATCGCGAAAGCGAAGACTCAGAAGAAGTCAGACTTGACTGAAAAGGACAAGCGTGACATCGAAGAGTGGCATAAGCGCAACCCGTCGCCGAAGTTCGAAGGCCCGCAGCGCCATGCAGGTGAGGCGGCTGAGTACGAGGCGCAGAACAAATCACTGGGTCAACGTATGGCTGAAGCTAAGGCTCGCCAGTCTGAAGAAGCGAGTAAGTTCAAGAGCGAGAAGACTACCGCTGGTAAATCGCTCGGCGAGCGAATGAACGAAGCCATTAAGGCCCGCGAGAAGCGTACCGGAGAGCGCCACAAGTACGCTTCAGAGAAGCGCGGTAGTTCAAAGGATTCGATTTCAAAGTTACTACTATCTATTTTCACAGAGGATAAGACAATGGCCAAAGTTTCCATCATCGACCGTCTCATGGGCGTCCTGGGCGCGGTCAAGAATAAGGACCAAGCAGCGCTCGACAAGGTGCTAAATGAGGACGAGGGTGATCCGCTTGGCGAGACCTTCGGCAATATGGACGCTAAGTTCAAGGACTGGATGGATGCGTGCGATAAGCGCTTCAACGACTGGATGAAGTCCAAGGACGAGAGCCCGAAGGGTGAAACTACGAAGGGTAAGGAGACGACCGGTCACGACCCCGACGGCTCAGTGAAAGAGTCGCGAAAGGAAGCGACTGGCGAAGAGAAGAAGGTCAAGGAGGCTGAGGACGAAATCCTTAGCGCCGAGACGCTATCGCAGAACCCCGATATGCTCGGTCGCGTGTGGGTAGGAGACTCGGTCGCGCCGCTCGTCAAGGACGTTATCGCACGCGCTGAGATTCTGAGCCCTGGCATCAGTCTCCCCACGGCAGATACAGCCGTCAGTCAGAAGGGCGTAAAGCAACTCATCCTCACTTCCTTGTCTAAGGCTCGTACCACGGACGCTGGTAAGGCCTGCATCGATCCGCTGCTCTACGGCCGCAAACTCGAGACTCTAGACGGTCGTTCACTGTTCGGCGTATTTAACGCCGCCGCTGAAACGATGCGAGCCAAGAACAATAGCGGTGCGCGCCTTACTGCTGTCAAAACGGCTGACTTCGGTAAGCCGAGCACTGTGGAAGACATCAACAAGGCCAACGCCGAATTCTGGGCCAAGGGCGGTAAGCGCTAAAAGGGCCTTTCTTCTCAATCCAATTTTCATTTTTTACGAGGTAAATCTCAATGGTCCTTCTAAGCAATGCTTACACTTTCCGTATGCCATTCGCCATTCCTGGCGACCTGGCTCAAGGGGCGGGCCGCTCGAACGTCAAGGCTGAGCTCTTCGGAGCGACGCCCTTCCCGTTCTACGGTCTGCCGTGCGTACAATCGTCCGGCACGGTCATCCCGGTTAGCTCGAACCTCGGCGCGGTCGCCAACTCGATCTACGGCTGGTTGGTTCGTCCGTTCCCGTTACAAGAGGCTGCGTCGCCTTCGACCAGTCTAGTTGTAGGCGGTCAGGCAGTTCCTCCCACGACTGGCATCGCCAACGTGATGACCGAGGGCTACATCGGCGTCTTCGTGCAGCTCGGCGCCGCGAGCGTCGTTGCAGGTGGCACGGTGTTCCTGCGCTACCAGACGCCTGCCGGCGGCCAGACGATCTTCGGTGGTGTCGAGGGCGTGACGAGTGGCAACAACTTCGCGGTGGTCAATACCACGAACAGCCGCAAGACCTGCTACTTCATCGGTCCGTGCGACGCCAACGGCTTCACCGTTGTGGCGTTCGGCATCTAATCCACGGTATCAATTCGCGAAATCTTAACGAGGTATTATTCAATGCAAAATCTACACCCCGCCACGATCAATGGCGCCGTGGCCACTGCTCTGGCTGCTGCGCGTGGTCGACTTGGCGTCGTCGACGGCACCAACTCAGATCTGAGCATGCGCCGGCGTGCACAGACTCGGGATGGCTTTATGACTTTCGACCAGGCAACCGTGGACTCCACCGGGGCATTCCTGGTGGGAGAGTTAGAGCGCTTGGACCAGCGGCTGCACATGCCATTGGCGGCAGTGACTTGGGGGCGTGATATCGATCTACGCACCGACGTCTCCATGGCGGACGAGAATACGTCGTTCACCAACTCAGCGTTTGCCTCTGGGCAAGGTGTACCAGGATCCAATAAAGCCTGGGCTGGAAAGGATTCCAGTGCACTGCTGAATGTCGGTTTGGACATCGGTAAGCAGATCTTCCCGTTGAACATCTGGGCAGTGCAGCTGTCCTGGACGTTACCCGAGCTCGCTTCGGCGCAGAAGGTCGGCCGGCCGATCGATCAGCAGAAGTACGAGGGCATGCAGCTCAAGTACCAGATGGACGTGGATGAAATGGTCTACGTCGGTGATACCGGTCTAGGTATTACCGGTCTGCTGAATCAGACCAACAGCACCAACACCGGCAACGCGGTGAACGGTTCTTGGGCGACGGCCACTCCAGCGCAAATCCTCGCGGATATCAACAGCCTGCTGACTAGCGTCTGGAAGGCAACAGGCTACGCGATTATGCCGGACCGTCTGTTAGTGGACCCGACGTCGTACTCGATCTTGGTTTCGACCTTGATCAGCACGGCGGGCAACATCTCGGTGCTAGAGTTCGTGAAGGCCAACTCTCTGGTGAATGGCGCGCTCGGCCGTCAGCTCGAGATCCAGCCTTGCAAGTGGCTGCTCGGAACCAACAACGGTAATACCCTGGGCGTGGCAGCGACGAACTCAATGTTCTGCTACATTAAGGACCCGATCCGCGTTCGCTTCCCGTTGGTACCGCTTCAGAGGACCCCGATGGAGTATCGCGACATTCGTCAACTTGTGACGTACTTCGGCCGCTTAGGTGCAGTCGAGATCGTGTACCAGGAGTGTGTGGGCTTGCGGTCAGGCTTGGGTTAATTCAACTAAGGGGTAATTTCAATGCCAGAAACTATAAGAGTATTGAAGCCGTTCATGTTCTCACACCCCGCCACCAAGGGGCAGAAACTCACCACGGAGACTCGGTTCTCCGTCGGTGAGCATGAGATCGAGGACGAGATAGCGAATCACCCGTGGATCAGATCTGGAGCCGACGGGCGGATCGAGTCGCCAGCGCAGGCCGCTGCTAGGGCTGCCGAGGAAGAGCAAAAAGCCAAGGAGGCGAAAGCAGAGGCGGATAATGCCAATGCTCAAGCACTAGCTGCCGCCGAGCGTCTGAAGAGGGCTGAGCCTCGAACTGCCGGTACGGCCGAAGAGTTAGAGGCTGAGTTGAACACTCCCGTGAGTGTACTGAGGGCGCAGCGTGGTCAAGGCGTGCCGGCCGGTGGGAAGCTGGAGGAAGAGGCTACTGCTCCAGTTGTTGATTTAAAAGTGGCTAAGAAGGCGGGGAAGTAAGTCATGACCGTTACAGTGGCATCGTTCCGCGAAGAGTTAAAAGCCTTCGCGGACCCCTCTGTCTACGATAGTGACGATATTAACTTTTATATCAACTTGGGTGTCGCCTTTCAGAACCCAGATCGGTGGGACCCTCTGACGATCGATCACGGTACTTGTCTCTTCGTCGCTCATAATCTCGTGCTAGACGCACGCGCCAACGCGGCAGCTCGTGCGAGTGGTATACCTGGCACGGTGCAGGGCGTGCAGAATTCCAAGAGTGTCGACAAGGTAGCCGTAGGTTACGACGTCAATTCAGTGATCGCTGAGGGTGCGGCCTGGTGGAACATGACCACGTATGGCATTCGCTTCATACAACTGACACGGGCCTATGGTGCCGGTGGTGCTCAGGTCAACGGTTGCCCAGGTGGCGGGTTCTCATTCGGGAGTGGTTTCTGATGAGCGACAAGATACAGCTGATTTCTGGTAAGCCGGTGCCGGAGGACGGCAGCCATAAGGTTCACGATCCGGTGACGGGCCTGCAGAAGGAGTACGTGGTGCTCAGCCCAGAGGAGCGCGCTAAGGGCTACAAGAAACCGTACCGCACGAGCTACATGCACGATAAGTGCGGTACGTTGACGAGGATGCACAGCGCCATCTCGGAAACCTACGCGCGCGACCCGTACTTCTACTCTGGCACCTACTGCGTCGGGTGCTGCGCGCACTTCGACCTAAGCGAGTTCCACTGGAGCGACGGTGAGCCGATGGACCCACTGCGCCCAGATCCTCGCGATGAGTCGCACTTCTGTGAATTTCATAAGCCTAA